AGATGTTGAAGTATGCAGGAGGTTATCCTCGCGCATACTACGCCAACCACAAGCTATTTAGCTTGGGTGGCTTCAAAATCTCGGGGGAATGACCAGGCGGCCCTACTCCGTACGGCCTGTCACTCGCCCCCGAGGGAAAATAAGCGGAATTCGTCGTTTTGACGTAAAGCTCCATTTTCTCCTCTAGATCATTCTGTAAGGCCCTCGCACCATTATAGTACGAAGGGAGATCCCCCCTACCCTTGCTGATTTTACGGCAGAACTTTCCGTAAATCATCAATAAGGAGGGTGCGTGCTGAATATCAGCCAGCGGACTCTTATAGACCTCAATGATCTGTTGACGGTTTAAAGCTAACGATGCAGCTTCAGCAATGTGCTTAAGCGGTTTCATTATGCTTGTCACCTCTAACCATGGGACGCCAAATTGGTAGGTTGTGGTTAGAATAGGTTCAGTCGGTAACCTTATGTTCGTAGGCACGCCACGGTGATCATTGACCACCAGCGGAGGTGCGCTAGGACTTATAGCAAGATTAATCCAATCCTTCTTGAGGCCGCTAAGGAGCGAACCCCCAGGAGAAGGGATTGGGTTAAGGGAAGAAGTCAACAATTCTCCCTTAGTCATGCTAGACAAAGTGTTGACCCACTTTGCCAGGTGCCTCCTATGAGGTTCTCGCTTGAGACGTGGATGACATAAGCCACCCATGAACTCAGGCGACCCCATCGGGAGACCCAACTGTTCTGCCGCTTTCCAGACGTTAAAGAACGGACTGAATTCCCAAAGGCCATCATAATGAGGGTCTCGAGGAAGGTTGGCAATTGAAGATAGGTATGCAGCTGGCATAGTAAACCAGTTCATACTACCTTTGCTACCACCAGGCGGCGCCACCCAAAAGGATAGAAGATCTGTGTGGATCATCATCCCGTCGGCAAGAATCTGTTCGCAGAAAATGCCGTACTTAGGGTGGGTGAAGGTCTTCTTCTTAGAAATATGACCTCCCAAACTCTTTTGCGTACTCTCATATACCACAATCTTGTCCTTAGTGGCATAAGGTAGGGTGGCGTCGTCACCCATGAGTCGCATAACTTCGATCCCGACCTTCTGGGCGCTAAAAAGCGAACAGAGAGGCATGACAGGGAAAGATGTGGGATCACCCATCATCTGTCCGATTGTAGTTATGGGGCCCTCAGTGGAGTTCAAACTGAGTAACCAGGATCGATAGCTGTCCTTGAAAGCGAGTACATCCGTAAGAACGTATGACTCTCCTAGAGTAGATGATTCTAGATCTTTCAAGGAGTTACCGGGGTCATAGACCTTGAGGAAAGTAAGGAACTTCCCGAAATCAAGATCCGGTGGTGGAGGGACTTTGCCCTTGAACACCAACTTCTTCTCTCCGAAGAGTAGAGGAAGATAACTCCGGTACTTACCAAGCTCTTTTTCATGAAGGTTAATTAACTCTTCATAAACTGTTGAGGTAAGCCAGAAAGGGTGCCCGTCTGTTGCATAAGACAGATCCTGGGAGTACCAGGGGCCCTTGTGTTTTGACAAATCAATATGGACATCAGAACCTGCTGACTCGGCGGTTCTAGTGTCATTTAGCAAGTGGAGATCCAACATGGACCTCATGACCTGCTGAACATGATTTGCTGCCGCAAGGCAACACGTGGGCAAACGGACCTTCATCCCTTTCTCCTCAGCATAAAGAGGAACGACAGGTAAGATGTCGACGGTTTGTAGGGTGTAATCCACTCCAAGTGTTAGGAACATCTGGAGTTGATCGGCCGACGGGGCTCTCTCCAAGATGTAGGAAAGAAGCACCTCCGAAGGGAGTTTCCCAAGCCCATCTGAGAAACGGCCCTTCAGGACCCAATCACCCATACCAACCTTCACACGCTGCTCAATCCGACTTCTTAAAGAAGGATGCTCCTCTAAGTACAGGCAATAGCCTAATACAATGAGAGCCTGAGTAGCAGCAGTGTGACCCCCCAGTTTCCTGGTGTAGCCGAGCGACGAGCTCGGGGACGGTTGTGCCTTAAGGCTTATTGTCCGAGGCATAGTCCTGCTTAAAAAAGCAACGACCCAAGGCCTCCACTCCGGGTTCTCCGGGGGTACATCGGTTGTGGTAAGACGAGATACCAAATCTTGGATCTCTGGCAAGGTGCCATCCAACACGGCCCGTGGATTCACGGGTAGTGGAGGGGGGACCGAACGGGCAACGTACGAGAACCGCAGGGCATCCCACTTCGTCACGAAGTAACGGAGCAGCCCCTGTGTGGGTCTAGGGGCATTCCCATAGAACCACTCTCGACATTGGCCCCCTAGGGCCTTGACCTCACGCGCAGCGGATTCTGAGTCTTGCAAAATGCGAAACTTCAGTCTTTCGGCCGCGCGCCTGGAACGTGCATCTGGCACGATCTTGGACCACTTGCGAACTTGCTGCATTCCTATGCAGAGAGCATCAAATGTTGCTCTCATGTGTTCAAGGTAAGTCAATACTTTATAGTACTGCTCACTCTTGTTCACTGGCACTTTCGACAAAGTGGTCTTGGTTGCCTCAGCATACACGGCTGCATAAGCCTTGCCTGTCAATCGTACAGGAAGCCGAGGTGGGGTAACGGGTATACATTGCCCAACCCCCCAAACCAAACCTATTTCCACGTCCCAATAGAGCTTCGAGCAATTTGCAAGAACCTCTATGGGTCGCAGGAACAAAGGGCGGATTGATAGATCCTTACTACTTGGATAGTAGTAAGAACCTTCGCCCTCCTTCTCCTTTCGATAAGACTGAAAAGTCTTGTGTTCGAAAGAGAAGCCCGCTTTCGCGGGTGTTGTAGAGGTACTTTTCAGTACCTGGTCAGACTCTGACACATCACGGGTTATTTTACTCGTG